TTAATAAAACTCTATACCCGTAATCTTCAATGAGTTCTGGCGCTTCCCTTTAATTCCTTTTACATATTCAAAATGAATGTTTTTGATTGCCATCTTTATGAATTCAGTTTTTAACTCATCTTCCATTAATTCCCAGCCGTTTAGCAATGAATACTTGAAATTTTTAATCTTCTCATAGTTAAAAGTCTTACCCTTATCATTATCCTTGCGCTTTTCATACTCATGTATTTCTTTGTCAATACGACTTATTATTGGAAAAGCTTCATCCTTATCCATCATACCTTCTATAAAAAGTGTTTGACATCTAGCGCGTTCTTTTCGCAACTTTTCAATATCGATGCCGACATCTTCTATTTCTTTAGGTTGGTTTTCGATTTTATATGATGTTAAATCAAATTGTTTTAGATAATTGTAAAATTGTTTTAAAACCTCGCCTTCGTCGATGTTACATGCATTTTTATTTTTAGTATTTTTGCAGTTAGAACAAAAGTATAGTTTAGAATACCAAACTTCTTTATTTTTAGGCGTGTGCTTGACTGTGTTTAAAGTCAATTTCTGGTTACAGTTTGGACATAATAGTTTACTTCTGAAAATAGCGTTATGTTTTACGATTGTAGAGTTAGTTTTTTCACTTATCCTTAATTTTATTTCTTCGTATTCTTCTTCACTTATAATAGCTTCGTGGGTGTTTTCGACGAATATGTCACCGAAAACAAGATGACCTCTAGCTACCGGACTCGTTAGAGCATTGCCTATAACTGATCTGTGCCAGTTTTTACCTAAGGGTGCTTTGTATTTAGAGTTGTTCAATTTTATAGTTATTTCTCTTAAACTAGTACCTTTTTTCGCTTCTTCTACTGCAAATCGTAATACTTTTTTATATTCATTAGGCACAAATTTATCGTTTACTCTGTCGTAATAGAAAGGAGGGACAGTTTTAGCTAACCCTTTTCTAGCTGATGCGCGTCGACCCATTGCAGTACGCTCTTGAATTGTAGTACGCTCCCACTCTGCCATAGCACCTACTAATGTTACGAACAAACGTCCCATAGCAGAAGTTGTGTCATATACTTCTGTTGCGCTCCTAAACAACACGTTTTTATTCTCAAACAATTCTAGTATCTCTAGTAAGTCTTTAACACTTCGAGTTAATCGATCTAGTTTATAGACTAAAACCAAATCAAAATTATCTATTTCATTCAACATTTCTTGTAAAGCGGGTCTGTCTTTTTTAGCTCCGGAGTATCCAGCGTCAGTATATACTTTATGAATTTTCCAGTCGTTTATGTCGCTGTAAGCTCTTAATTTTCTTTCTTGTTCTTCGATAGAGTGTCCTTTTTCTTTTTGTTCAAGTGTACTCACTCTAGTATAAATTGCTACTTTCATGTGCTCCCTCCTCAAAATTGGCAAAAAATAATAAGGGTAGGCGGGCTACCCGTGAAAATTGTATAAAAAAGAGAGAGCGCAGATGCACCCTCTCATGTCGCAAATATTTCAGCGACTTGTCTAATTTGAAGCTTGCCGCAAATATTTCAGCGGCTTGTTTTGTATATATGTAATATACCATCAAAGAGAGTGTAGTTCAAGCGATTTAACTAAGAAATCTAATTTTTATACTATTTTCAATTTTATCTACTGTTTCTTTTGAATATGATATTTCTCCGGCAGGGTCATACCTATTAATTTTCGATATTCTATCCTTGCTGATTGTAGTGATATTTAAAACGTTAGCATAGGTCTTTTTATACTTGAATCGCTCATATCTTTTGCGAACCTTCGAATATTTTTTGAAGTCGTCATTCAGCGATTTGTTTTCATCAAGTAATTTTTGATCGTATGGGTTTTCTGCTTTTGACACCTTTTCAAGATTGTTCATGATTTTTTTAGCTAAATCCTTACCCGTTACGTCCATTTTTTCCAATACTAAAGGTAACAAATCTTCTTCGATATGCACATTGAATTTACTTCTGGAAGATGTAAGTGGAACTACCGTTAATATTGGATTTTTATTTGAATCGTGATTATTAAGTACCATACAAAAATGGTTTCCAGAAAACTCTCTGCCAACATTAACACCTAACTTTACATAAATTATAGTGCCTTTTTTATATCTGGTGTAACTTTTGTTTTCTTTTAACAATCTAACTTCATCCAATAAAAACTCTGAATATTCAAGACACCATGAATTCATATATTTAAATTTGTAAATCTCGCTATTTTGAATCTTTTTAAAATTATTAACTGCTGTTTCTAAAGGTGCGTTCTCTTCCATCCCTCATCCTCCTCGCGCCACATAGGCGTTATTAATCACAATACAACTTTGCCCATTACTTTAATATTACTAAACGAAGCGACTTTGATATCATCATACTTCGGATTTAGAGATACCAAATTAATATAGTCTTCGCATATATCTACACGCTTGATAAGACTTACTCCATCTAATACAACGAGTGCAATTGTACCATCTTTAATAGAATCTTCTTTCTTAATAAAAGCGTATGTTCCTTGTTTTAACATAGGTTCCATTGAATCACCATTAACTAAAATACAAAAATCAGCATTTGATGGCGTTTCGTCTTCTTTAAAAAATACTTCTTCATGCAATATGTCATCATATAATTCTTCTCCTATGCCAGCACCAGTTGCACCACATGCAATATACGATACTAGTTTAGACTCTTTATATTCATCTATAGAAGTGACTTTATTCTGTTCATCTAATTGCTCATTTGCGTAGTTAAGTACGTTTTTTTGTCTTGGAGGCGTGAGTTTACTGTATATGGAAGTGATGTCGTTATTTTCAATTTTTCTATTCTTAGAAATATCAAACCCCATAAGCCACGCTTCGTTAACGTTTAAAGCCTTTGCTAGTTCAAAGACTTTGTCTTGTTTCGCTTCATATTTTCCGTTTAAATAATCGCTAATTGAGTTTCTACCAATACCAGTCCTTCTTGATAGCTCTGATTGAGATATCTTCCGTTCAGACATAATTTGCTTTAATCTATCCTTAAAACTGTTCATATTTCTGAACACCTCCTAAGAACATAATACTACGTACAATGACGATTATCAATAATTTTTAACAAATATTGTACAGAAAAATGTATTTTATGTGTTGACTTATTTAAACAAAGGTGTTTTAATTGATTTGTACAGAAAACCGAACAAGAAGGGAGGTGAGTTTATGATATACAATTTCGATTATAGTTTGCTGTACGAAAGAATGGCAGAGTATAGATATAGCCAAAGTTCTTTAGCGAACGCAATCCCTATTTCAAGGACATCTATTAATCACAAGTTGCAAGGAAAAAATTTATTTACACAATGGGAAATAAAACGAATCTGTGAATTATTAGAAATCCCACCAACAAAAGTAGGTAGATATTTTTTTGAACAAAATGTACAGAAACCTGTACAAATGTCGTAACAGGAGGAAACTATGGAACAAATCACATTAACCAAAGAAGAGTTGAAAGAAATTATAGCGAAAGAAGTTAGAAATGCTATAAAAGGCGAGAAACCAATCAGCTCAGGTGCAATTTTCAGTAAAGTAAGAATCAATAATGACGATTTAGAAGAAATCAATAAAAAACTCAATTTCGCAAAAGATTTGTCGCTAGGAAGATTGAGGAAGCTCAATCATCCGATTCCGCTAAAAAAGTATCAGCATGGCTTCGAATCAATTCATCAAAAAGCTTATGTACAAGATGTTCATGACCATATTAGAAAATTAACATTATCAATTTTTGGAGTGACACTTAATTCAGACTTGAGTGAAAGTGAATACAACCTAGCAGCAAAAGTTTATCGAGAAATCAAAAACTATTATTTATACATCTATGAAAAGAGAGTTTCAGAATTAACTATCGATGATTTCGAATAAAGGAGGAACAACAAATGTTACAAAAATTTAGAATTGCGAAAGAAAAAAATAAATTAAAACTCAAATTACTCAAGCATGCTAGTTACTGTTTAGAAAGAAACAACAACCCTGAACTGTTGCGAGCAGTTGCAGAGTTGTTGAAAAAGGTTAGCTAAATTCAACGGTAAGGATTTGCCCTGCCTCCACACTTAGAGTTTGAGATCCAACAAACACATAAGTTTTAGTAGGGTCTAGAAAAAATGTTTCGATTTCCTCTTTTGTAACAGTTTCAATTCCTTCATATCCTGGAAAAACAATTTTCTTTAAATCCGAAACATGTTTTTTTGAACCATCCTTTAAAGTAACTAGAAGTTTCATACTTATCACCTCCTTAGGTTGATAACAACATTATACACGAAAGGAGCATAAACAATATGCAAGCATTAAAAACAAAATCGAACATCGGCGAAATGTTCAACATACAAGAAAAAGAAAATGGAGAAATCGCAATAAGTGCAAGAGAGTTATATAAAGCTTTGGAAGTTAAAAAGCGTTTTAGCGCTTGGGCAGAAATTAACTTGAAGCATTTCAAAGAAAATAGGGATTTTACAAGTGTACTTACAAGTACGGTTGTTAATAACGGAGCTGTAAGACAACTAGAAGATTATGCTTTAACACTTGATGTAGCTAAACATGTTGCGATGATGTCAGGTACAGAAAAAGGTTTTGATTTTAGAGAGTATTTCATCCAAGTAGAGAAAGCATGGAACAGTCCAGAAATGATTATGCAACGTGCTTTAAAAATTGCTAACAACACAATCAATCAATTAGAAACAAAGATTGAACGTGATAAA